GTGATCTTCTGCAACAAGACGATCCGGCGACGGATCAATATTTTAATGCGAGCGGCAGGTCAGGCTTACGAAAGCGTCTCAAACGCGTTTGGGATTCAGATCCCGTCGTACGCTGGCATAGGCATCGCCGTGCTGGAGGAGGGACGGGACGGTAACGACATCCTGGACTTTGGAGCTGACATCAATTCGGATTATTCGTGCGGCACGTCGCTTTATGTTTGCCGGTTTGGGGTCCGCGAGTTCCTGGCCGGAATCCAAAGCTCTGTGATCGAAGTCATTGACCAAGGACTTGCAGCAGGGAGCATCTTGTACAATACCTTGATTGAGCACATTGCTTCAATCTGCATTTTCCATCCCAAGAGCGCGGCAAGGTTGCGGCACATCACGGACGCGCAAATGACTTGCACCACGACAACCACAACCACCGTCTAACACTTAACGGCTGAAGGTGTTGACATTTCTGTCAACACCACAGCTTAATTCTAAAAAGGAGTTTACTATGTATGACACACAACTAATTTTGAAAGACGAAGGGCTTGTTGCAGCTTCAGCAGCAGCTCAAGTCGATGCAGAAGACCAGATCCTCAACGTGGGGGCCGGGCTTGTCAAGGGTTTCATGGTGGTGGATTTGAACGCCGTCGAGATTGCCGACAATGACGAAAGGTATGACATTATCATACAAGGCAGTTCAGAATCGGACTTCAGCGATGACATTAGTAACCTGGCAACGCTGACTTTAGGAGCACTTGAAGTGACCGGCGAGTCAGCAGATCCGACCGTCGGCGAGTTCCGGGTCCCTTTCTGCACTCAGATTAAGAAGGCCGGGACAGTGTATCCCTATGTGAGAGCATACACGCGGGTTTCCGGGACGATTGCAACCGGGATCAATTACGCGGCCTGGATCGAAAACGTTGTCAATATGCCCTAATGGTATCACGCTGGACCCTTTGTCAGACCCATTCCAGCTTGGCCCCACTGCACTGATCGTTAACGACAGGCGAAGGGGCCGGGTATAGCGGATCTCAAGAGGGGACGGCTTGATATACGGAGCGTGCGGGGCTTCGCCAGTGCTCTGCACTCTCGTTAAGAGGTGGGGGTCCCTCTTCCTTGGCTTCAGGGGGGGACTCCTACCTACTCCAAAAGGAAGCAGTCATGTCAGTAATCACTGTAAGACTGAGCGGGATTGAAGAGCTGGACAAATTTATTAAAGACTTCGGCAGCACGAAGCGCGGCGGTCTTGTCCATGACATTGCACAGCAGATCCGAAACGCGATAATTGTGGCAACGCCTTATGACTCAGGCATCGCAAAAACGTCATGGGGTCAAATCGAAGAGCACGCCGGGGGGTATGCCTTCAGTAGCGGGTTAGGCTATATCAATCCGCTTGCGTTTGGGAGTGAGAAGGGTCAAGCACCTTGGCCCAGTGCCGGACCAAAGACCGTTGCGAACTCCGGGCGGATCTTCTCAAAGCAAGCGCCTGAAGGAATCATCGAAGAGGCGAATCTTGAACAGGTAATTGAAAACTGCATCGACCAGTTTATCAAAGGTCTGACCAGTGCGTGATTATCTGACCGAGCGGCTGAAGTTAAGCCACAGGCTTGAAGGGATCGTCAACGCTCTTGGAGACGAGATCCAGGAAGTCCTAAACGACGCCCTGGAACGAACAAGCGGCAAAATCGTTGCCCTAATGGCGAAGGCACAAAAGGCCAAGGGCGTGTTGAAGCGTAAGAAGTTCCTGGAGCAACAGAAGGCCGAAATCCAGAAGGTACTCAGAGAGATCTTCCCAAAGGTTAGCGAAACCATCATGGATCGGACGGCTGACCTTGCGATTGCAACACCGGGAATTATCAAGAACATGACCGAGAAGTGTTTTGGAGAAGAGATCGCAATCGGCCTTGGAGTGCCAAAGCTGACAAAAAAGCAGGTGCTGTCATGGTTTGAAGGCTTGTCGATCGAAGGGGCGTACTTCCCGGAGTGGATGAAGACCATCGAAGAGAATGCCCGGAAGCGGATCACTGTTGCAGCACGTCGCGGTCTTGTCATGGATGAGCCGGTCAGCAAGATTGCCCGAGAGCTTCAACAGGCCCTGAATATCTCCAGGAATAGCTCTCAAGGTTTGGCACACACGGCCATGTTCCAGATGCTTAACGATACTGAATATGAGATGCACAGTGAAAACTCCCGTTGTAAGGGCTTCCAGTTTGTTGCGATGCTCGACAGGAAGACGACTCCACAGTGTGTTGGCTTGGACGGTCAGACCTTCAACGTGGAAGAAGCCCAAAACCACAAACCGCCACTTCACTGGAAGTGCAGGTCAATGCTTCTGAGCATATACATTGAAGGGGTCCAGTATGACCGGAGAGCAATCTTAGATACCAAACCGCGAACGGTAACACGACGCGACGGAAGCACATACACAAAATATGAGAAGCAGGAGACCATGAAGGTCCCCGGCGGAACGACTTACAATCAGTGGATGCAGAGCATGGTCACTTCCAAGAATCCGCGAGACGTTTCCTTTGCAAAAGAGAGTCTTGGACCTAAACGGTTTGATCTGGTTGCGTCCCGCAAACTGACCGTGGACAAACTAACCTATGACGGCAAACTCCGAACCGTCAAAGAGCTGGAGAGGTTATCATCATGACAGTGTACCCGACAACGACTTATGATTCATGGGTAAGTCTGGCCGACGCGGAAACCTACTTTGGGAAGCGTATGAACTCCGAGGCGTGGGACGCCCTGAGTGATCCGAACAAGGAAGTAGCACTTCAACAGGCTTTTCGGTCCCTGGATGAAATGAGCTACACGTTCGTGTTCACGTCCGCGACGGTCCTGACCTTCGCAACCAGCTATTACACAGCAGCACAGATCGCAATCATGATCGCCATGATGGAAAACGCTCAGTGCGAACAGGCACTGCATGAAATCTTGAATAACCCTGACTTCCCGGACGTTCAAAGTGTCGATCTCGGGGGACTTCGCCGGGTGTCTTTTCCGGCGAAGAAGTCCAAAGGTCCGCCCAGGTTTGCGGCCCGAGCCATTGCAATGATCCGAACCTTTCTGAGAGCCAAGACTGTGACCATGACTCGATGAAGGAAGTATGCCTGAAATGCGACCATCGGGAAACGTGCAAGACGCCTTGCCTTCCTGTCAAGCTGTACCTTGCCCAGGATAACCTCACTGTTTTTGAAAAGACCTATACTAACGAAGACGGCGAAACCACAACCATTCTATATTCAAGGTCACGCGAGACGCCGGAGTCGATGCTGACGAAAAGGCAGGACCCAGGCTTCACGCCTGAAGAAGTGGCCCGAGCCTTCAGCACTGAGAACGGCAGTCCCTTTGCTCACTTTGACCCGAAACTCAAACAGACTGGCATCTTCATTGATCGCTTTTTCCACAACTTCACCTATGAGGACCTGGCCGTCAAGTATGACACTACACGCCGATGGGCAACCCACATATACCATGCAGCAGAGAAGCGGCTACTTGCAGTACTTGAGCAAATGGATCTGGCAGAGCAAGGCAAGAAGCGCGTACAAATTGCAAAACAGGTGAAGGCGAGATCCGGGACCATCCCCAAAGGGCAAAAATGGTTTCTCCTGAATAAGCTTTTTGACATGATGCCTTCAGACATTGCCAAGATGGAAGGCATCGAGGGCAGTTCCGCCGTCCGTCAGCTCATAATCCGGGTCAGTGACCAGCTCAGAGCTGGAGAAATTCGCCTAATGGAATTTGACCCGGAAGAGGCTACCCAGGCAAAACAACGTCTCGACGCTCAGAGAGCGAAAAGGCGTGACAGGCGTAACAAATAACCATTTCTCCAGTCCCTTCCCTTCTTCTCCAGCTTCCCGAGTGTGACAATTCAGTGACAAACTCCCCTTTTCCCTGCAAGCGCATGCAGTGGACCCCACTCAACTTCCCGTAATTATTCCATATCTTCAAAATCCGCCAAGTGCCGGTCCCTTGTATCCAATATTCTTGTCGTATTATGTTTTTTTTGTCATTTCGTGTCGTTTTATGTTGACAAGCTTGACAATTTGTGATACCGTTTGAGCCGGTTGAATCGTTTCAGGTACTTAGAAAAGGGCGAAATCCTGTAAGCAGAGCATGCAAGCACGACTATTTAGGGACAGAGAGGGGGTGAACCCATGTCAAAAGAAAAGATCTTCTTAATCACGAAACAGGAGCTGGATCAAATTGACGCAGAACTCCAGGCGGCAACTCTCGAAGCAATCAAGGCGAAGCCGGAGACTTTCAGGGAATTGGGACCCAAACTTCAGAGGATCAAAGATCAAGCCATTGACATTGACGAATGGAAGATCCTGGCTGGAGAGATCGCCGGGCTTCTCCGTGACCTGTGTTCCGTAACAGTGGGAACCATGTTTTATCATCCAAGAAAGAACATTGACCCGGATCAGTATGGAAGAGCTTCAACCTTTCGCAATGAATGTGCGCGGCTACTGGACAAGATCAGGAAATTGAAAGATGGTGACATCGTTGAAGAGCTGGCAAAGTATCACTTAGATCTAAGCACCTTGCCAAAAATCAATGCGACAAAAACGAAGATATGCTCAAATTGTGGAACTGACTACACGGTCATTTTTTATGATCCAGGGAAATGTGAAAAATGCAGATAAAACAAATAGTGGAATTGAGACTCACACCAG